GAATTTAAAATGGCATCAGCAGCATATCCTGGAGGAAGTGGCTCCATTGTTAACAAGACCAATGCGGATAAATTTATTCCGGAAATTTGGTCAGACGAAATAATTGCATCTTACAAAAAAGCTCTTGTTATGGCGAACCTCGTCAACAAGATGACGATGCGTGGTAAGAAAGGCGATACGCTTCACATTCCTAGCCCCACTCGTGGTGCAGCGTTCGCTAAAGCAGCTAACACTGCTGTTACGATTCAGGCTAACGTAGAGTCTGAAGTACAGGTTAGCATCAACAAGCACTACGAATACTCACGTCTCATCGAGGACATCGTAGAAGTTCAGGCATTGGCATCACTTCGTCGTTTCTACACGGAAGACGCTGGTTACGCTCTTGCTACTCAGGTAGACAGCGATCTTATTCAGATCGGTCGTCTCTTCAACGGCTCACACGCTGCCGGTGCTACTGGTGATTATAGCGTGTCAGGTACAACCACTGCCTATATTGGTGGCGATGGTACTACTGCATTCGTTGGTGGTGCTGGTGCTGGTAATGCAACTGCATTGACCGATGCTGCTATTCGTCGTACGATTCAGCGTCTTGACGATGCTAACGTACCTCAAGATGGTCGTTACTTGGTTATTCCGCCTGTTGCTCGTAACACTCTTATGGGTCTTGCTCGCTTTACTGAGCAAGCATTTGTTGGTGAGCAAGGTGGTAACAACACCATCCGTAACGGTCAGATTGGTGACGTATACGGTGTTAAAGTGTTTGTTTCTAGCAACGCTGACACTGCTTACGCTTCTTCTGGTACAGCTCCTCGTGCTTGCTTGATGTTCCACAAGGATGCAATGGTTCTTGCAGAGCAAATGGCTGTTCGCTCACAGGCTCAGTACAAGCAAGAGTACCTAGCTACGCTTTACACTGCTGACACACTCTACGGTGTTGCAGAGCTGCGTAACGATGCTGGTATTGCTCTGATCATTCCGAGCTAATTAGAAGCACTATAGAGAGGCTGCTTAGGCAGCTTCTCTTTTATATAGAGGTCACAATGGTTACTTTTAGATGTATATGGTCAAACAACTTACTTAATGTAGAGTATGACTTTGATATTGCTGAGATGAGAAAACATCCTGATTACGAAGAAGTAAAAGAACAAGAAGAAAAGAAAACTGAAAAGGTCCAAAAGGGTAAGAACACCAAAGAGGATTGATTAGCATGTCTAACTATACAAAGACAACTAACTTTGCTGCAAAAGACTCGCTACCGAGTGGTTCTGCTGGTAAAATTATTAAAGGTACTGAGCACGATACTGAGTACAATAATATTGCCACAGCTATTGCTACGAAGTTAGATGCTGCGGATGCTGTGACAGCCAGTAGTACCACAACATTTACAAATAAAACTATAGCCTATGCGTCAAATACACTAACAGGTGTTGCTGGCACTGCTGCTGCTAATACGTTTTCAGCAAAACAAACTTTCTCAGGATCTACAAGCAGTGTTTCGTCATCGTTCATAAACATTGTTGAACCTGCTACTGTGTCCGCGACAGCAGCAACAGGTACAATTAATTTTGATGTAACTACACAGTCTGTCTTATACTATACATCAAATGCTTCAGCAAACTGGACAGTTAATTTCAGAGCTTCTAGCGGAACATCTCTAAACACAGCGATGGCTACAGGAGAAGCTATTACTGTGGTTTTCTTAGTAACACAGGGGTCAACAGCTTATTACAATAGTGCTGTAACAATAGATGGGTCTTCTGTAACACCTAAGTGGCAAGGAGGTACAGCACCATCGTCAGGTAACACAAATTCTATAGATGCTTACACATACACTATATTTAAAACAGCTAGTGCTACTTTTACAGTGTTTGCATCACAGACTAAGTTTGCTTAAGAGACTATAATGCCAACACTAATTACAAGAGGAGCAGCATCGTCTTATGGTTTTGGTTTTGGAAGCACTCCAGCAGTTTTAGCTGATCCTTACTTTAATTACACAACATTGTTACTACCAGGCAACGGCACCAACGGCGCGCAGAACAACACGTTTCTTGACTCAAGCAGCAACAACTTCAGCATCACCCGAAACGGCGACACGACCCAAGGCACCTTCAGCCCATTCTCGTTACCTGCCGGGACTTGGAGCAATTATTTTCCCGGGTCAAGTTCTATTCAAATGTCGTCAAGCTCCAGTTTTAATATTAATACTTATGACACATTAGAGTGTTGGGTAAATCTCAGCGTTCTTGGAACAAACAATTTGTTTCTTGGAAGAGAGGCTAATTATTGGCTTGGTTATAACCATACTTCAATTGGCGGCACGGCTAATAAATTTGTCTTTTCAATTTACAATGGGTCAAGTTGGCAAGCAGTTAGCTCGTCAACATCTCCATCTGCCGGGGTGTGGTATCACATACTTGGAGTAAAAGACAACACCACTTTACGAATTTATATTAATGGTGTCCAAGAAAACACGGCAACTTTTTCGGGAAGTCCTTCAAACTCGTCTTACAATGTGTTTGTAGGCGCGAACAATACATCAGAATCTACAACTGGGTATGTTTCAAACGCAAGGTTAATTACGGGGGCATCAAATACGGTTTTCCCGTATAGCGGATTAACGACCGGAGCTAGTTTTACTGTTCCGACAAGTTCGTTAACAAATGTTTCTGGAACAGCATTTTTAACCTGCCAAAGCAATCGCTTTGTTGATAACGGCACTGCAAACAGCGGGTCTGGTTTCACCGTTTCCGTCAACGGCACTTCCTCCGTCCAAGCCTTCTCACCCTTCCAACCAACATCGGCATGGAGCGCGTCAACAAACGGCGGCAGCGGGTACTTTGATGGGAGTGGGGATTACCTGAGTATTACTACAGCATCGTCTGACTTTAGCCTTGACGGCGATTTCACCATTGAGTTCTACGCGAACCCGGAAACGCAAACCAACAATTATCCAAGCATCATTTCTTGCGCCAGCGCTTGGTCGGCCGGTGCTTTTTATGTGCGGTATTCAGACATTCAGGGAATAAACAGGTTTGGTGTTTTCCTAAACCCTGCCGATCCGTTAATCATGGCGTCTACCACCTCGGCTGTAGGCGCTTGGCATCACGTTGCGGTTACACGCAGCGGTAGCACGATTACACTTTGGGTTAATGGAGCCAATGTTGGTACAGCAACCAACTCGTCCACCATCAACTTGGCACTAGGCGGGGGCGTTTGGATTGGAAACAACGGAAGCGCCAGTTGCTTCTACAAAGGAGGCGTTTCCAATCTCCGCGTCGTTAAAGGCGCGGCTGTTTACACGGCGGCGTTCACGCCACCAACGTCGCCTGTCACCGCAATCACCAATACATCCCTGCTCCTCAACTTCACCAACGCAGCCATCATCGACAACACCGCCAAAAACGTATTGGAAACGGTGGCAGACGCGCAGATCAGTACCACGCAGTCAAAGTTTGGTGGGGCTTCGTTGTACTTTGATGGGACTGGTGATTATTTGCAAAACCGTCTGACTGATCTAACCAACTTTGGTACGGGCGACTTTACGATGGAGTGTTGGATTTATCCTACTGCCTCTGGATCGCTTAGGGCTATTGTTGATACACGCGGTACAGATATAAATGCCGCCTACGGGTGGTTTTTGAGTGCAAGCGATAAGTTAGACTTTTTGTATAAAGGTTCTTCGCCATTTCGTCTTACATCATCTGGTAGCGTGTCTACAAATACATGGACGCATGTCGCTGTTTGTAGAGCATCAGGAACACTTCGCCTGTTTATTAACGGAAACATTGACGGTTCCGCAACAGTGACTGACAGCCTTAACGGTGCGGCAGGTACGCGAATTGGCGGAGGTTATGCAGATGGATCGGGCAACCCCGGCTTTTATCTTACAGGCTACATCGACGACCTTCGCATCACTAAAGGCATTGCCCGATACACCGCAAACTTCACGCCACAAACATCTCAATGGCAGGATCAATGATGACCGTCTTTCCGATCTGTCAGCAGGGCAAGATGTGTGCTGGACCTGATCCGTTGCACACCCACGGCCTAAAAACCCTCAACGAGAAGGTGCTTAGGCTGGATCAGGCAGGCTTCCAGTTATTCCCCCGCACGGGAAACTCCACGGGACGCAAAAGCGTTTCGTCACAATGACTCATCAGCCGTGGTAGAAAAGTATAACGCAACAAGGAATCAATGATGCTTTACTCCAAAAACGGATCAATACCCAAGCCGCAAACGGATGGCACGGATGGTTGGATTGAAGTGCCTGAGCCACCCACGGCAGCGGACGGTCAGGAAGTTGTTTGGTGGTTCCCACCGGGATGGGTTGTCCGCCCTGTAAAGCCTGCGGATGAGGCTGGCTTTGTGTGGAACTGGTCTCAGTCCAGTGAGGCGTGGGTCAAGTCTGAAGCACCCGACCCAACTGCTGAACCCCTGCAAACCATCACGCTTGACGCTGCTACAGCAGGGGTTGTATTAAGCAGCTTTACCGCTGGCGAAACGATTACTTAGGAGGCTTTATGACCCTTAACCTACCCATTGACCTTGCCAATCAGATCATTGGCTACCTGGGCACCCGTCCGTACCAAGAAGTGTATCAACTGATTGACGGTATGAAAGAAGCCGCAAAGCCGCCGGTTACGGGTTTGCATGAGGTTCCACGGGAGCAAGAGGCTGCGTGATGAGTGATGACCTGGACAAGCGCTTATCGGTACATGAAGCGGTTTGCGCCCAACGCTACGAGAACATCGAGAAACGCCTCGGTGATGGAAGCAAGCGCATGCGTCACATTGAGTGGCTGCTTTACATCACGATTGCGGCGGTCCTGCTTGGTCCAGGTGTCGCGGCCATGTTCGTTAAAAAGCTCCTGGGCATATGATGGACGATAAAACCCACGAGTTGGCGGTTCTTAAGGCGCAAGCCAAGATCCGGCTTGAAGAACTTAAAGCGCAAGACTCGGCCAAAGAAGTAGCAGGAAAAGCCATTGGCGAAGATGGGCTGCTTTATATCTTCCTGATCGTGCTCGTGGGTGTCGGTGCATCGTTATTCCTTGAGGGCGAGAAGATCGCCGCTGTAATGGGCCTGCTAGGCGCTTCGTTGACAGCCTTGATCCAAATGCTTAATGGCATTGCTGGAACCGCGCCAAAGCAGGAAAAACCCGAGTTCGAGGTCATCAAGGACCTTATCACCCGTCTGGACAAGTTGGACCGTGCCGAGCCGCCTATGCAGGTTGATGTTGAAGGCAGCAAGGTAACAGTCAAGAAGGGTGCCGACATCGTAACTGCTAAGGGTAACCATGTTTGAACTACTTGGCGGCGGTCTCCTGGGCTCCATCTTCGGTGGCTTGTTTAGGCTTGCGCCGGAGGTATTGAAGTTCCTGGACAAGAAGAACGAGCGCCAGCACGAGTTATCCATGTTCCAACTCCAAACCGACCTCGAAAAAATGAGGGGCGAGTTCAAGATGGAGGAAAAGTATGTTGACTACAGCATTCAACAAATGGACAC